CGGATGGACTCCGGTATAAGGGCCTAACTAATCACTTATCCAAAAACTACTCACACAATATTCACAACATTCATAACACATCCATTAACCGGGTCCTAAAACAATCGGAAGCCGGTTCCACCATCCTTCACGCTATCAACCACAAATCCCATAATCATCTCCTGTCGGGCCGACTGCTCAGCGTCTAGCAGCGGTGTCGCGATCATACGGTTTACCGGAACCTCAGCGTGCGAAAGAGTCGCAGCAAAGGGTTGCCGTGCAGACCGGGGCTCCGTCGGTGGGACGGGAGCGGAAGAAGAAGGGAGAGACCGAGACGGTAAAGGCTGAGTTCGAAGAGCAGGTACACGTTCCTCAACGTGATGCTCTTGTCCGAACTCAAACCCACCGTCCTCTCGGGCGTTGGCGTGGGGGTAGACGAATGTACCATTCGACACTTCTCGCTCCAACACACCATAAATGTCCGCGCGACCTTGGCCGGCGAGCAACTCAGATATGAGTTCTTCACGAGGCTTTCGCAACGACAATCGCTTCGCGTCGGCCCACAACCTTTCGTTGTGTCTGAGGACCCGTTTCTTGGTGGAAGTAAAGTCGGGGTCAAACAGATCTTTCAGCTCCACTGAGGAGTCGAAGAGGAGGCCGATTGCCGTCTTCCCGTACAGACGGTCCGAGGCTTCAATGACTGGTTCCATGTGATGCACATGTGAAACCGTCAGAGCCTTCGGTAACCGTTTCTGGACGAGTCGATGGACGTTCCAGGGCGTATCGGTCGCGCGCTCGGGACGACGATTTCTCCAGTTCAGCCGAATATATTGGGCTTTCTCGAGATCTTCGTCGGTCATTCCGAACCACGTACCGTCGAGTTTGCGGTGGGCGGGTAAACCAACACCACCGATCCACTCGGGCGCGAACCATGGAACGCGAAGCGTGATGAGGACATCGTAATTACGGTAAACGAACAACCGAGCCGCGGCATCTGCCACGTCATCGGGCGCAAAGTGATAAAGATCACGCGCACGAGACCCAATATTATTGGGGCCGACCGCATCGAACGTTCCGACCTTTCCGGTGGAGCGGGTCATACCGTTAACGAGTCCCATGTCGACATCGTGAATTAACATCCAGTGGAGAGGACACCGCGGCTTTGGCCGCGCCCACGCTGTAGTAATGTGTGGGTCCATAAACGTAAACGCCTTTCCGAAGATCGGCGCGAACATCCTGGAGTTCATTTGGAGGAACCACTGGGAAAAATACGTCTTACCGACGGACTCCTGGAGCCCGGCGAAACCGACGATTTTCTTCCAGATTTGGTAGGTCAGCCGATCACATCGCATCACCATATCGTCTCCGTTAAACGCTGCACGCAGGTTGACCAGGTCAATCCGGCGGCCATGTGCTTGCTCCCACGCGAAACGCGCAAGAGCCGCATTGGCAATGCAGAGTATCGGAAACGAGGTGACCGATCCCATCAGCTGGCCCGTCCGCTGTTCAAAGGGCTCACCAGTCGTTGGATGAACGATGGTGTGTCCCGTCAGCGAACTCTCAAATAACTCCCGTTCGAGAGAAGAGAGACCGATATAACTGGACAAGGTGTGTACAATTGTATCGGAAACCCAACTCTTTATGTTATTGGTGGCGTCTTTGAAATCACCCGACAGATACTTTGTATTGTCGGTCGGGTGCCACACATCGTCATCTGCGTGTTCTGGTCCCCCGGAAATTGATCCTCCGGGGGGCCCCATACGCAGTTGGATATACTCGGGACTGATCTCCTCGCCTATGAGCGCGAATGCCGGGTGCTTCCGGAGTGTCCGATGCATGTACATCTGTAAAGATTTTAATACAGTGTACGTTGCAGCCGGGCCCTTCGAAATAATTCGGATCTTCAGCGACTCAGCGAGCGCGACCAGCAGGACTTCCATATCAACTTCTTCGGTATGGGCGTGGACGAGCAGTCGCTGCCACAAAGTCTTAAACCGGGTCTCCAGCGGGGTGTAATCCGCGACGAGTAGTGGTATCCTCTGGTGATGATCGCCATTGAGAATATTTTCATTTCCACTGTGGATCAGACCTGTATCATGATCCAATGAGATGGTGGTGGACGTTTGCTTAAAGAGTGTCGGACCACCTGGTGTCCGCAGTCCGTCGAGAAGACCCTTGGCTTCGAAAATCGCGGCGACAGCTCCACCTCCAGAGCGACTACGTTGGTAGTTTGCACTGGTGGAAGGGAAAATCGCCTGATATCGATCCTCATCTGTAAACAGATGGCCTCGGAAGATCTCTTGGACCGTACGCTGCAGCTGCGCAACGATATCACTCTGCTGGACGTGGAACAGCATATTACTGTTTTCCATGGCCAGACGTCCATAGGAGTCTAAATCTCCCCACCGCCGAAGCTCGACCGACTTCATTGTTCTAAAAGTGAGTCGATTATCGGGCTCGGCAGTAGTTAGTTTAGTGAAAGCGTCTTTAGTAGCGGACTCCAACATCGATTTGTTGGCACGCGGCATTCCCTTTTTCGATTTTGAAATCGATGAGAGAAACTCCAATTTTCGGAGAAATGCTGCCTGTCCCGGCGCAACCGGGTATCCGTTGTGTGTTGTATTTTGATTGTATTTTATGTAGTGAGCGTTCTTTTCATTTAATAATATACCCTGATAGCGGTATGGTTTGCCGCCAATCAGAACACCTGCCTCATCATTAAGTGAGGAAGGGAAAGGACGTGGTGGGAGTGGTTGGTTAAGGTGGCACGCGCAAAAAGCGGCCAACTTATATTTCATCAACTTCATCCACACGTCTTCTCCCGTGCCGATCGCATCGGCCAGGGTGCACCAATGACTATAGGTGCGGTCCATTATAGTCTCTTCTGAAACGTACCCGAAAAGTCGGAAGACGTCCAGTATCGACTTGAGACACTCTTTAATTTGGGTGTGATTGTTAGTTACGGATTCGGGAACAGGTGCCTGCTTTAGTTCAACTAAAGTCACGGCCCGTTCGCTTTCAGAAACCGGGAGTGCCCGCCGTTGGGGGGGAGTCACTTCTACCATAGACCCGCCGCCTGTTTCGTTCGTGTTGACGTGTTTAACGTCCATGAGATTGCAGATGAGCGCTGGGTGTCCTCGGAATGGTGTGCGTTGAAGAACACACAC